AAACGCTACGGAGTGGGCTGCTCCCACCATTGCCGGACGGTACGAACTTATAGCAACTACAACAAACGCTACACAAACAATCGCTACAACAGATGGCGGCGCAGGGTCTACGGCGAACCAACTGTTCTTAGCGGTCAGCTCTGCAATTACGTTCACCGGTACGGCCATCGCGCGGCAGCAAAGCTCTCAAGGCACCGCTGTATCTGCATGGGATGTTACAGGAGTTGTTCGTAGAGAAAGCTCAGGCAACGCGGTTATATTAGACAGCACTGTAACGGCTAGAACAAATGCTTCTGGATTTAGTTTAGCTCTAGCCGCGTCTACTTCGGATGCAGGTGCAGTGGAAGTAACCGTTACCGGGGCCGCTAGCACAAACCTTAAATGGGTGGTCGATCTACAGACAACTGACGTGAGTTACGCATGATGGAAATGGACCTACTATTGAATATACTATTTGGTGTTGTAATAAGCGGTTTGGGTTGGTGGATCGCTCGGCAGCATGAAGAACTCAGCCGTTTACGGATACTGTTGAACCGTACCCGCGAGGAGATGGCAAAGGAGTACGTCACTAAATCCGACAGCACCCTTGTTTTTAGTCAAATTATGGGAAAATTTGACCGTCTGGAAGAAAAGATTGATCGCCTTATGGAGAGGTAACATGCTGTGTGTGCTTGCCTTTGTTTCTTTCGGCCACGCTTGGACAAGCAACGGTAATGTGTTGTTTAAGTATTGTTATTACGACTGTAATAACGCCTCCAAAAATGGCGGTTGGTACGACCGAGTTTACCGAGTTAACCCCTTTGCTAACTGCCCGAAGGAGTTTGTACTGACATGATCGACCCGATTACAGCGATATCAGTTGCGGCGTCCGCAGTAAGTAACATAAAATCCTTGATGCTTGCTGGGCGCGATGCTTCCTCTGCCCTCTCTAAGTTTGCAGGCGCAGTAAGTGACGTAAATTACGCGGCTGAAAAGGCCAAGAACCCCGGCGTATTTGCGACCTTAACTGGCTCGGCGGAACAGCAGGCGATTGATGCGTTCTCGGCACACAAGAGAATGCAGGCTCTGCGGAAAGAGGTCGAGACTCTTGTGCAGTTTAGTTACGGGATGGACGGTCTTCAGGAGTATAAAGACACGCTCAGGAAAGTACGCGCCCAAAGAAAGAAGACTGCCTATCGCCGTGCGGAGATGAAGCAGGCACTCATTACTTGGTTTTTTGGTGGTCTAATAGTCCTTGCGGGTGTTTTTGGGTTAGGAATAGTTATGTACATGATCGGTCAACAGCAAGGGAAATGGTGATGTCAACAAAATTAGATGAATGGAAAGTTTTGCCGCGTCTGATGATGCTGGTGACAACCATTATGTATATCCGATGTTTGGAATGGGCACTATCGCAACCGGACCTGTCAGTATCACAAGCGGGTCTAATATCAGTCGTAACCGGGGCTTTCACAGGAAGTTTCGGCATTTGGATGGGTAAGGAGTCTAAATAATGTTACAAGCTCTACTAGGTCCGATTACAAATATCGTTGGTTCTCTGGTCACGGGGAAGATGGAGCAGAAGGCCGCTGAGACGCGAATGAAGGTTTCTGAGGCGGACGCCAAGGCTAAGATCATGTTGTCGGCTGCTACGTCTGAGGCGGATTGGGAAAAGATCATGGCCCACGGCACTCAAAATTCGTGGAAGGACGAGTATCTCGTTGGTCTTTTCAGTATCCCGCTTATACTCTCGTTCTGCGGGGAATGGGGCAGGAGGACTGTTGCCGATGGTTTCGATGCCTTGTCCACCATGCCGGATTGGTATCAATATACGTTAGGGGTAATCGTCGCAAGTTCGTTTGCCGTTCGGTCAGCAACTAAGTTTTTCGGAGGAAAAAAGTAATGTATAAACTATCACAACGCAGCTTGGACAAGATGGAAGGCGTAGATACGCGTTTAGTCGCCGTTGCAAAAGCTGCTATAGGCCATACAAAAACCGACTTTGGTGTAATCTGTGGGCTACGAACCATCGGAGAACAGCGTGAACTCGTTAATAAAGGCGCGTCTAAAACGATGAAATCAAAGCATATTGAGGGCCGCGCTCTGGACCTCATGGCCTATGTGGGTTCGCGTGGATCGTGGGAAATAAAGTTGTACGACGACATCGCAGATGCTGTGAAGCAGGGAGCTATTGATGTAGGGGTTGCTGTACGGTGGGGTGCCGCTTGGCATATAAATGACATCCGTGAGTGGGATGGCACGATGGAAGATGCCTATAACGCCTATGTTGACTTGCGCCGCAGCCAAGGAAAACGCCCATTTATCGACGGACCTCATTTCGAGCTAATGGTTTAGCTGGATTGAACTTCGCACACTAAACGGCTACAATTAGTAAAACTTTGGGAGTAACGTAACATGAGAACAGTTAACGAAGCAAAAACACTAGATAGCGGCGCAGTTGATCCCGCACACATTGTTACTCAGAGCTGTAGTGCCTGTGGGTATGATTTAGACGAACGTGAGCTGGCCGCGGATGAGTGTTCAGACTGCGGTACGTCTTTGAACTTAAAACAGGATATAGCCATTAGCGTTACCACGTTCCCCCCAATGTTTGCAGTAACTACGTAGGTGTAACATGCCGTTCCAGAAACTTCTTTTTAAAGCCGGTATCAACGATGAGCGTACAAGTTACTCTTCCGATGGTGGCTGGTACGACGGAGATAAAATCCGCTTTCGTCAAGGGTTCCCTGAAAAGATCGGCGGTTGGAATCGTATCTCTACATCCACTTTCCAAGGGGTTTGCCGCTCTTTGTGGAACTGGGTTACGTTATCAGGGTTTAACCTCGTTAGTGTTGGCACAAACTTAAAGTTCTATCTGGAACAAGGTGGCGCTTATAACGACATAACCCCTATACGTGCCACGACTACAAACGCAGCTACCTTCGCTGCTACTAACGGCAGTGCTGTACTAACGGTTACCGACAGTAGCCACGGGGCGTCCGTAAACGATTTCGTTACCTATAGTGGCGCAGTTTCTCTTGGGGGAGCCATAACCGCTTTGGTGTTGAACAGCGAATACCAAATTACTGAAGTGGTTAACGGTAACACGTATAAAATAACTGCATCTGCCACCGCAAACGCCTCAGACAGCGGAAACGGAGGTGGCTCAATAGTCGCTGCGTACCAGATAACTACAGGGCAATCCTCTGTGGTGCCCCTTACGGGTTGGGGCGCTGGTACTTGGGGTGGTGGTACTTGGGGCAACGGGCTTGCTTCTACCGAGGCTGTTCGTTTGTGGAGTCAATCTAACTTCGGAGAGGACTTAATCTTTGGCCCTCGCGGAGGAAACATATATTACTGGGACGCTAGCTCGGGTGTAACCAGCAGGGGTGTACCGCTACAAACCCTTGGCGGAGCATCTGCGGTGCCAACACACCAGAACTTCATAGCTATATCAGATATTAACCGTTTCGTGTTTGCCTTTGGAGCCAACGAATTTGGGTCGTCCACCGTGAACCCCATGCTTGTACGTTGGTCTGACCAAGGTAGCGCCCTTAACTGGACGCCCTCTGCCACAGCGCAGGCTGGGTTTGTGACGTTATCTCAGGGTAGTGAAATTGTTACCGCGAAACAGTCACGGCAAGAAATATTGGTTTGGACCGACTCAGCGCTGTACGCAATGCAGTACGTGGGCGCTCCGGTTATCTGGTCCGCGCAGCTTGTTGGTGAAAACATATCCGTGGCAGGGCAAAACACTGTAGCTTTTGCTGGCGGCGTTGCTTACTGGATGGGCAAGGATAAATTTTATAAGTATGACGGGCGTACTCAACCTATGCGCTGCGATGTAAAACGTCATATATTTAACGATCTAAACGACCTGCAGTACGACCAATTCTTTGCGGGTACCAACGAGGCGTTCCACGAAGTATGGTGGTTCTACTGCTCGTCGGACCAAACCCAGATTGATAAATACGTCATATACAACTACCTAGAAGACACTTGGTATTATGGGTCTTTGGGGCGAACCGCATGGTTGGATTCTGGGCTTAGAAATTTCCCCCTTGCGGCCACATATAGTAGCAACCTAGTCAACCACGAAGATGGTATAGACAACAATGAGACAGGCGCGGAGACCGCAATTACATCTACAATATCATCCTCGCAGTTTGATCTGGGAGACGGAGATCGGTTCTCCTTAGTAAGCCGTGTGCTTCCTGACATGACCTTTACCGGGTCTACTACAGCGGCTCCCGCCGCTACTTTAACTCTACAGCCTATGGCGAATTCTGGATCAGGATATAACACTCCGCTATCAGAGAGCGGAAACAGTGAAGGCACCGTGGTACGTACCGCAACTACTCCAATAGAACAATTTACTGATGAGTTGTATGTGCGCGTCCGTGGGCGTCAGATGGTGTTAACTATAGGCTCTACTGGACAAGGTGTCATGTGGCAACTGGGTACGCCCCGCCTAGATACTAGACCTGACGGGAGACGTTAGTGTCTAACGAGATACAAAAAACAGCGCCTCCCGCGCTACCACTTGCTCCTGAAGAGTACAAACGCCCATTTATGGACCAGAACAGTAACGTGCTACGTCTGTTCTTTAACCGTTTAGTGTCGACTATAGACGCGGTGCTAGACACGGACGCAGGTGGTAAGTTCTTATACATGCCATACGGTGGGTTTTACAGCACTGTAGCCCAAACCGCTACGGGCGCAAACACGGGGTACGCAGTTACGTTCAACACGACCAACGTACAGCAGAAGGTTGACGTCGTTAATAACTCTAGGATTACAGTAGACAACGCTGGGGTGTATTTAATTAAAGCTAGCCTGCAGTTGGAATCAACTAACAGCTCTACAAAAGAAGTGTCCGTATGGATGAAGAAAAACGGCACCGACGTGGCTTACAGCGCCCATGAATACGTAGTAGCTGGAAGTGGTCAAAAAGAAATCGCCAACTGGCACAACATTATCAGCCTTACAGCGCTGGATTACGTAGAGTTGTTTTGGGCGACCGATGATGTTAATATGGAGTTACACACTCATGCTGCAGTAGCCCCAAGACCCGCCGTTGCATCAGCCACTGTTGCAGTAACCTTTGTAAGTAATGTATAGCGTAGGTATATCGTACATATGGAAAACGTAGTAGATAGCAAACAAGAACCACTGCCAGCGCCGACTATACTTACTATGGTAGTGAAGCAGCTTGATCTTGGCGGAAATACTCCTGAAGCCGCGCTTTTAGGGTTAGCAAAAGAAATATCTATGCCTAACGTAGACCAGACGCAGGTGGGCAATACTGTGTTTTTGGGACATAGAGGTAAAGGGCCTAACAAAAACAAGATGGTAGGCCGCGCGTTTAACGTGGACACAGCGCGTAACTACATAGACAACTACGTCAAATACCTTAAAGTGTTACAACAAAAGGGTATAACGCATTACTCTATTGACTTTGATGGTGAGACGTTAGTGCCTATAGCAAAGGCTGTGGGCAAGAAGCTGCAAGGTACCGGTATAGGAGCATATTTGGCAAAAGCTAGGGACGCAGACACATACCGTGTCTTTTTTAAATTTCCCGTGAAAACTTCTAAGGGGTAGCTGGGTATGACATTTGTTCTTAACGGTATATCGGGTGCTTTTGATATCCTAGGAGATATTGGTGACGCCGTTGCCGGTGTCATTGGCGATGTCGTTGATTTTGCGGTAGATGAGATTATTCAACCCGTTCTTGAGGGTGTTGGGGACATGATACAGTCGGTTTTAGACGACCCCGTTACCGCTATTGCTAAACTCGTGGCCTATTCTACCGGGCAGATTTGGGCTATTCCTCTTATCGACGGTGCGTCTACTATAGCTAAAGGGGGCGACCTCGACGACGCAATTAAAGCCGCTGCGGTATCTTATGTGTCACAGCAAGCTGGCGATTTTGCGGGTACACAACTAAACCCTAAAATTGTGGAAGCTGGGTTCAGTAACGCTGTCAATACCGTGGTCAAAAAAGGTGTCGAAGGGGGCGTCAGAGCGGCCACCACCGCAGTGATATACGGGCAAGACCCACTCCAAGCCTTCGCTACAGGGGGTATTAACGCTGCAGTGGGCGCTACGCTCGGCGAAATCGCAACTAAACTGGATAATAAGTTTGAAAACCTCACTGGTGAGTTGGACCTTGAGGGCGTACCGCTCGTTGGTGGTTGGGAGGATTTACAAGACAGTGTAAAAGACAGCATTGTTGCGTCCTTAACGGCTGAATTTACGGGTGGCGAAGTTTCCGCGGATCAATTACTGGGCATGATTGGCAAATACACGGGCGTTTCGGAGACTATGTCCAAGTTCCTGTCTGATAACACTGGACTAGATGAGGGGCAGGTCGCGCTAATGACGAGCGCACTTACTAATGCGGCTACAACTGCGCTATCGGGTAACCCAGAACTATCTAGTGAAGCGTTTTTCGGGACGTTTAACAAAGCTGGGATGGACGCACTAAAAGACATTATTGATAAACCTGTTAACGCCGCGATAGATAAAGTTACCGGCGCAACTGCAAATACATTAACCGCTGCCAACGCGTTAAATGAGTCGTTAGAGAAGGCTTCTGGCGCTGCCGCTGGGTTTAACAGTACACGGGAAGAGCTAAATGGGCGGGTACAAGAACAAGACCGGCTCAAAGGCGTGTACGACGGGCATCTAGCTACGCTTGAACAACTTAAAGTTAACGCCGATAACATGGGTGATCCCGTAACGGCGGGTGAGATAGCCGCGCAAGGAGGGGTTGAAGCCTACGCAACGCGTATACAGGCCGCCGCTAATGCAGCCGCCGGGGCGTACAACGAGTATGCGGCAGACCTCAAAATCGACTACGATAATACATACAAACCAGCACTTGATGCGTACCAAAAAACGTACGACGAGTGGAACCCACAGGTAGCTGACTTAGAAGCCGCGTACGCCGAGCAGAACCAATACCTTATGTCTGACATAGACGACCTAGGTGTGGCTATGAAGCCTATGTTCGACGACGTAACTAAAGCCGCCGCACTTGCCATGCGCCCCGGGATTGACGAAGCCGCTTACCGCGGAAGCTACGGTCTCGCAGCGGATGTAGATGTGTACGAGCACTTCCTAGCTCAGGGACAGGCCCTACCTACTTCTGCGCCAGAAATAAAAACTACTCTGGATGCGGTTAGACTAGCCACCGTACAAAGCGCTTTAGCTACAAAAGGACTAACCCTTGAGTCGCTTAAACCGGAGCAATTGGCATCATACCTTGCGTACGCGGAAAAAGAAATAAAAAGTATAGCGAGTATTACAGGGTTAGACACAGATAAGTTTGCGAACACTATGGTAACTGATGCAGAGCTAACCCCTGCGTTGACTACCGCCCTTAAAGACGCAGGGTTTATACCACAGTCTACGGACGACTATAAAGTATTTCTTAGCGGGGAATATTTAAGACTAAATGTAAAAGCCGCAGATGGCTCTAATATTTTTATAGATACTACAGGTATGTCTAGCGACGGCATAAAAAACCTGTTGACCACAAACAATCTTTCAACTGCTAACATCGCTAACGCGGGGGATAGTTTTAAAACTCGCGTTAACAATGATATAGCGTTTGATTACCCAAGTATCGAAACTGTAAACAACGCTGTGTCTTCCTACGAGGATGACCGTCAAGATGCGGCGACTTTAAAGTCTGTTGGGTTGGGTATAGATGTTGGAGTCGCTGACCTGCTTAACGGGGACGCAGTGTTGGTTAACGATGATGGCGAGTTGTATTGGAAATTAAGAACGCAACAAGAAGAAGCCTTGGGTACGAACACAGATGTAAATTCTGTAGTAAGCACAGCAAATTCTGATATTTCTGTATTAGAGACAACGTCTGCTGCTCTGTCCGTTTTCGACGAAACGGCGGCAGGGGAAGTTCCGTCAGGGTATTCCTATCTCAGTGCTGACGGGTTGACTGCGTACACAGCAGACTACGAAGAAGACGCAAACGGGAATATAATATCTGGCATCTCAATGAAACAGCTACCCTCTGTGTCAAATCCAGTATCGTTCCTGACTGTCGCTACTATAGCAGGTATGACCGAAGCCCAAGGCACGGGTTGGGACGAGGCCACTGGAGGGGGGCTTTACCAAGCATACAGTGGACTTAAAAAAGTTTATGAAGCCAACGCATCCGACGACCAAAAAGACGTTACAGGCAACGTTATAAGTGTAATTACAGGCGCAACTGGCGAGATGCTACAGGCTATATCTGGGTTGGCCACTGCCGCTGGCTCGAACCCCAACAACAACTATGGCCGCGCGGCAAAGAGTTTACTGGCGCTGAGCGACGACGTGCAGTCTGACGCATGGAAAGCTGGCGCTGCGGATATGCAAGCGCGGTCACAAGACTACGACAAGGAGTGGCGTGAGGATAACCCCGGGAAAGAACCAACCACCGCAGAGAAGGGCTGGTTG